GCTCGGTTTATCGTTCAGTCTGGCGTGTTGGACAATGTATTTTCCGATTTGGGAGCGCATGGGAACGATGGCTTTTTTCAGCATTTTCAGTTATCTTATTATAAATATCAAAGAAAGGAATCATCATGAAAGCTCCAAACTCGAAACCGAATAAAGGCTACGATTATACTTATGCTTGCCGACCACAAGTGCCATCTGACACAACGGGTGGTGGTGTTGCTTGGCAGCCTGGTCAATTACCCAATGGTGGTTTTAGATCTATTTATCAATTTGGTAGTACCGATACAAAACAATCGTATACCACTAAACCAGAAAAAAATAGGATTATTTAATGGCACAATCTACCTTTTCCATGACGCAGCATGGTAGGTCAGAACCGTTTGAGTTGCAAGTATCAAGAGGTCAAGTTCCATATCATGCACCAGCAAATATATTTGCTTATGGTACAACTCCTGCTACTGCAAACGCATTTAGAACGGTGTGGGAAAACATGGCGACTACAGACTATGTGTTTCCTTCTTCTGCTTCTACAATGACATTAGTCAGTACAGTTAATACAGATACTGCCACAATTACTATTTCTGGATTAGATGCTAATTACAATCTCTTAACAGAAAATTTAGTATTAAATGGCACAACCAATGTTACTACTGTAAATAGTTATTTTCGCATTAACAACATAGCGGTATCTGTTGGTTCGGCTACGAATCCGTCTGGCGTCATTACATTAGCTGTTGGTGGTACTATTTATGCACAGATTAATACAACGACTGTTGCTGGTGTAACCACTAGTATTGGTACATCACAAATGGCTGTATATACTGTTCCTAATGGATATACATTTTACGGTTGGAGATATGGTGCGTATTCTAGTTTTAATGGTAACTCAGCAAACTATACGATTTACAGAGCAATTACAAACACTTCTTCTGGAGTACAAAAAGTAATTGTACAAACACCATTTAATACAACGTATGAAGTACAAAGACATTATCCATTCGGTTATGTTGCTGGAACAGATTTAAGATTCCAGATTGCTAGTAGTGCGGGAACAGCAGCGACTGTAAGCGTTAACATTGGGGGTATTTTAGTTTTAAATGAAAACACATCACAAGGATATTAATTATGGCAACAATTAAAGAAAAGTTACAAGCAGATTTAGACGCAGCAAGACAACAAGTCGCTGCACTTGAACAGCAAATTGCAAACATTCCACAAGAAGTAGAATCAATTGCAGAAGAAGCGTGGGATAAAGTAAAAGATTTTTTTAAGAGTTTGTAATGGCTGATTTTGAAATTGATCCCGTTAAATATGGTCAATTGTGGGAAAAGGTTGATCAATTAACCTCTAAAGTGGATAAGCTCGAAGAAGGCATGGAAGAATTGCTGGCTTTAGCCAATAAAGGGCGGGGTGGATTTTGGGTGGGCATGATGATTGTTTCAGGCATCAGCACATTAATTGGTTATTTAACTCATTTTTTTGCTAGTAAATCATAATAAGGAATTGTGTTTTGAATGGCTGACATTAACCCAATTGCGGAAGGTGCTAGGTCATTAAGTAAAAGTTTAAATCAAACCAGAGAAGCGGGTAAAGAGCTTACCAAAAGTATTGAAAACATCCAACGTGATGGTACAGAGGTTGCGTTACAAGAATTAGAAGCGCGCAAAAAACAAAAAGCGCATGAAGAAGCGATGGAGAACTCGATGATCTATCGGGCTATCCAAGAATATCAAAATCAAAGTGCCATTATTGAAGCGGAAAATCAAGCCGAGAAAGAATTTAAAGCTAAGTATGGTGCTAAAGAATGGGCAAAGGTACTAGAATTAAAATCAATAGTTGAAAAAGAACACAAAGAAAATAAGAAGTATTATGGACACAAATTACAGGATGTTAGACGAGTTCAATTTTTATGTTTTGTTGCAGCTTCTATCATCACTTATTTTTTGTGGAAGTTTAAACTGGTATGACATGGGTAAAGTATTGGTTTGCTGTGTTTATTGTTGAGTTATTTCTGTGGGCGTATATTATTTATTTGCATTTTGAAATTAAAGAATTAGAAAAACAAAGGTTAAAACCAAAGGTAAAATATCCTATAGAAACTAAAGTAATAATACGAACCAAAAAGGATATAGTTCGTGGATGAAGATGTTTTTCGCTGGTGGACAATATTTGCGTTAATTTGTATGATGATAATTATATTGTTAAAGGATTGATATGGATTGGTTAGCTCAAATTGCTCCAGGCATCGCAACTGCTCTTGGTGGGCCACTTGCAGGTTTAGCTGTTACTGCTATTTCAAAAGCATTGGGAGTTGATGAAAAAGACGTACAGTCTACGATTGATTCAGGTAAGTTAACTGCTGACCAATTAGCTAGTCTAAAACAAGCTGAGATTCAATTACAAACACAAGCTCAAGAGTTAGGATTAAACTTTGAAAAACTAGCTGTAGATGACCGTAAATCGGCTAGGGATATGCAATCTACTACTAAATCTATTGTGCCACCATTACTTGCTTTATTAGTTACTATTGGTTTTTTTGGTATTCTTACAGCATTGATGCTTGGATACGCACAAAAATCAGATGAATTAATGATAATGCTCGGTTCATTAGGAACAGCATGGACGGGTATTATTGGGTTTTATTTTGGCTCAAGTGCTGGCAGTCAAAGAAAAGATGAATTATTACACCAAAGTACACCAACAACATGAAAGAAAATTACGAATCTGCATTAGCACACGTTCTTAAGTCAGAAGGACTTTGGAGTAATAACCCAGCCGATCCAGGTGGCGCTACGATGAAAGGTATAACCCTTAGCGTTTATCGTGAATGGAAACGTAATCCACATATAACAAAAGAAGAACTAAGGGTAATCCCTGATGAAGAAGTGTATACTTTATACAAACAACTTTATTGGGATAAGGTACACGCTGATGACTTGCCTTCTGGTATTGATTACGCCGTATTTGATTCTGCTGTCAATATGGGTGTGGGCAGGGCTGCTAAACTCTTGCAAGAAGCCGTTGGAGTTACTGCTGACGGCGTTATTGGGCAAGGAACGATACAAGCGGTTCAAAAGACGAATACACGTTCTCTTTTAGAAAACTTTAGTGCAGAGAAAACAGAGTTCTATCAATCATTAAATACTTTTGACACATTTGGTAAAGGTTGGTTAAATAGAGTTGCTGAAGTTAAAACTATATCGGAGAGCATGATTGGATAATTATCATTGGGTTCTAGGATGTTCAGGAGCGTCAAGTGGCAGATAAGCCTAATCTCTCAGTTGGGAGAGGAGAAAAGCAATCCGTTGCTTCTGGTGGCGGTTTGACCGCCAAAGGGAGAAAGAAATATAACCGAGCAACAGGCAGCAACCTAAAAGCACCGCAGAAATCAGGGCCAAGACATAAATCATTTTGCGCAAGATCCAAACATTGGAAAGGTGAGCGCGGTAAAGCTGCTAGAAGAAGATGGGGGTGTAGATGAAGCCAGGACTATATGCCAATATTCATAAAAAGAGAGAGCGGATTCGCAAAGGATCTGGCGAGAAGATGAGAAAGCCTGGCGCACCAGGCGCTCCCACCGCATCAGCATTTCGTAAAGCAAAGAGAACAGCAAAAAAACGTGGCAGAAGATAGTCATTATAAATCTCTATTAAAAGCTGTTACATGGAGAATTACAGGAAGTGTTGATACATTTATTCTATCTTGGATAATTACAGGACACGCTCAATTAGCCTTTAGTATTGCTTTCTTAGAGTTGTTTACCAAGATTGCATTGTATTGGTTGCATGAACGTGTCTGGTTAAAAATTAAACTTTAAGGCGCAGCTAAGAGTTGACCTTCGAACATATAGCTTCCCATGTGGCCGAGAACTGCCCACGGAGCGCCGTATACTTTACCACCATGCTTACGCCATGTATAACAAAAGTGATAGTCTTCAGAGAGTAATCTGCCTGTTTCTGGCTCGATGCTGGTTGCAAAGAACTCTTTAATTTCTTCACGACCTTGCATGGTGTTACCGAGATCTTGTACATCGTTGTAATACATTGGTACAACATCGGATAACTGCTCAAATACTTGACGTTTAATCAGTAAGAATCCAGTACCTGCATTAAAGATTTCTACAGGTTGATCAATCGGTACAGTCACTTCACCTGCATAACCCACCAGATTGACTACAAATGAACCTGTATGGTACTTTAAATGCTCGTTAGGCACACCATTATCCATTGCACGTTTCACCGTATCCCAGTTGATTTCTTTCTTCGGATAGATGCCACCAATCACATCAACATCCGCTTCAATCATGCGCACAATGTCTTTGGCATCGAACCGAATGTCAGCATCAATAAACATGAGATGAGTACAATCAGAGCGTAAAAACGCTTTGGTAAGCGCATTTCTTGCGCGAGTAATCAAACTCTCATTAAACATAAATGAGTACGTTACATCAATGTTATGTTGGTTTAAAACAGGTGCGAGTTGTAATGCGGATTGGGTATAGTATCCAGCGCACATTCCACCATACATGGGGGTGGCCACAAAGATTTTAACTTTGTTCGATGGATTGGTATTTTGGGTATCGTCTTGCATATCGTTCAAACTCCTCTATTGGTAACAGTTTTTCGGGTGGTACTACACATTGATTGCCATAACCGAAATCTTTCATTTCGTGTATTTCAATAAATTT